ATCATTGCTTCTTTACCGGAGTTTTGTAGTTGCTCAAGACCTGAGATTACAACGGGTACAGCAGCTTGTTTCCAATCATACTGCGCGGCTGAAAGTACATCAGTGACACCAGTAGGTAGAATGTCGTAACCTGAATACCAACCTGCATTAGAGTTTTCTGCGAAAGAAAGCTCTTGCATGATGTAAGTACCACCAGAGACAGTTTTGATTTTGCCCTTTGTGCTTAGGCGTTTAAGTAGCGCGTTGTTATTTGTTACGTTATCAGCGATTTTCTTACTACGGTTTTCAATCGTAGTCGCCATAATATCGCTGATATTAGGGTTTGCAAAAGGCATTTTAGCTCTCCATTAGGTTAAAATTAAGGTCTGTTTTTCCTGCGCTGTATTTTTGCTCTCCTAAGAGTGGGCAAATAGCTAAGGGTTTGAACCGAAATTGAGACTTAATGGACTGTCCTTTTAACAGGTGGCAGATATAGTCTATTTCTGGTTATGTTACCCTTAGCCTAGCTTAGTGTTTAAACGGTGTCAAGTTCTTCCGGTTGACGCGGTATTCCAGTTTTCTTCTAGTTGCGAACGTAAATCTAAATTACCTGAACCGGTCGGCACGTTAGACCTATTTCCGCGTATACCAACTGCCGCATTTTGTTTTTGGCTGAGGTCAGAACTGCTATTTCTGCCGCGAACTACTTTTTGTATGTTTTCGTTCATTGAAACTGCTCTTTCATAAGCTTGTTCCATTGTTATGTGCTGACCGCGTTTAGTTGACATTTCTACAATATCTGCCATATCCATGCGGACGTCATTGAAAAACTCCTTGTTAGCTATCGCGCTTACACTGCTTGCCGCCCGCTGCTTTATTTCGTAATCTTGCTGTTGCGCGGCGCGGGTCCGTTCTTGCTCATACGGCGCAAGGCGTTGGTTTATTAGATGCTCAATGTCTGGACTCATTTGATTTTGATTTTGATTTGGCTGCGGTGCTTCACCCGCCAACACGCCGTCTAGCGTTTCAATATCTATGCCGTAATGTTTAATAAGCCCTGCTAACCGCTGTGCTTTTTGAGTTTGATTTCCCATTGACAAAGCGGCGGCTGTTTCTAGCAAACCGTTTACCGCTTCTAGCGGGTTGTTTACACCTTGGGACGCCATTAAAGCTTTGTAAGGCTCTACGGTCCTATTAAACTCATGGTGTAAACGTCTCGCATTGGAAGTATCTTGCAAAAGTTTGTTGACTTCTACTTCTCGCTTGCTAATCTGCTTACGAACATTATCTGGCAATTTTGTCCAGTGTTCCCTACTTTCTGGCGTCCAACCTACGGGTGGCTTTTCGACTTTACTGCTTGGGTCTTCTTTCTTTTCGTGGTTTGGGTCGCTAGAATTTTTATACGCTTCAGCCCCTTCTTTATTTTTCGACTCGTTTTCATCTTCGTTAGGTTTGTTAAAATCTTTTGATTCTAACGAATCCGTTTCCGCAGGCTTTATTTCTGAAGATTCTACGTTTAAATTTTCAGGCGGGGCTATTACAGATTCTATGTTTTCCTTGCCCTCATCGTCGCCGCCTGACATTGCCTGCTCTAGCGCTGCTCTAAGTTCGCTCATTTTTAGTACTCCTGACCAAATGTTGCGTTAATATTTACGTAGTAAGAATTGACTCGAGGTCGGTAATTCTAGCGTTTATAATTTCCATTTTATCATTAATTAAATCTGCGCCATTAATTAATAAATGTTGCAAACTAGGTTCCGCCCTTGGGGTTTTTTCGCAGCTCCCGTCGACAGCATCCTGACCTATTATTTTGTCAAGCAACCTGCTTAACCTTAAGTAAGTCCAGTTTAAGTTTTCTATGGTGTCCAGTATTTGTTCTGCTTTTGTCGTATCCCCTGAACCGGTTGTTGGTTGTGTTACTGCTTGTGTTTTATTCATTTTAATACCCGTTTTCACTTAGTTTTTGCTTTAGTAAATAACCTTCAAGCGCCCATATTTTAGCTCTTGCATTATCAAAAGCTATTTTTTCGCCAATTTCAGCGTTAAAATTTTCAGGGCTAGCGCACGCGCTTTCCCCTGTTACTGTGTAACCGTTAGAAAGAGTTAGACAACAAACCGTTAAACATGAGTCTTTAAACACATGGAACTGATTCGATGCTATGCACTCGTTAATTATTTTTGGCGTTAAACGCGGAAAGGTTAAACCTTTTGCTTGGATTTCTTTTTCTAATTTATCTTCATTCATTTTAATACCCCATATTTATATAAGTTGTGTTCGATTAACTGCTGTCTTTCTTTTTTTGCTTGCGGGTTATCCCCTATTTTTTCTTTGTACATTTCTTTACCTCGAGTTTCAAAATGCTGATTTTCGTAGTCGCGTATGTCCGTTACGCCATGTTTTTTGTTGTGGTCGCGCAATTGTGAATGGCAAGAAATAATAGAACCGTCAATAGGAGATTTAAACTCCTTCAAGTTTTTCTGAACACTAGCTGACTTGTTGCTAGTTTCGGCGCTAGCTGTTTGCCAATAACGCCAATTTTTTTCAGCTTCTATTTTTTCACCTTCCCGCTTTTTTTGGCGTTCTTCTTCAGACCCAAATATTTTTTCAAAGTTGCTGTTAAATTGCTTTGTGCTTGGTTTAGTTTTCATCGTCATTTTTTGCATCCCTTCTTTCTTGTTGTTTAAGCTCCGCTTCTAACTCTGCCTTGGTAACTAACTCCCGCAGCTTAGATTCGGTCTTATAGTCGGTTTTGATTAAGTCAGCTTCAGCCGCCGCGTTGCTTTGTGAAATGTTAGCTTCGGCGTCATTAACTTGTTCGGTCATACGTTGCTGATGCTTACCTTGCGATTCCATCTGTTTAGCTAACGCATTAGCTTCAATTTCCTGCATTTTATACATGTGTTGGCGCTGCGCTGTTTGTATATCCGCTTGCATGTCTTGTTGACGCACTTGCATATCTGCGTCTGCTTTAGCCTTTATTTTCTGCATTTCTGCCTGCGTTGCTGCTTGTTGCGCTTGTTGCGCTGCCTGCGCTGCCTGTTGTTCTGGTGAAGGCTCTTGATTCGGATTCTCCTGTTCTTTTTTAGACGCTTCAATTGTTCGGTCTAACAAAGATTCAATTTGCTGAGAACCTTTAAACCCTGCTAAACCCCACTGCATTAGCTGAAGCATGAACGATTCAGATTCAGGACGTTGCTGAATAATAGGCGTAACTGCCGTCATAAATCCAGATATGGCTTCAAGGTACCCCATACGTTCTGAGCGCATTTCACTGTAGTCAATCATTGCTACTGATTCTGGTCTAATAACAATAGATAGGTTAGCTCGGTCAAATTGTTTTATTAAATTTACTGCTTCAGGCACCATTTCTTTATCAAAGCTTTCCATCATATTTGATTGGCGCATAATGGTTTCAGGTGAAAAGAAACGGCTAATAACTTCCGCTTTTAGCTGCATAATATCACTGGCAAAAGTAGCAAACTGTTGTTGCAATGCTTGCACTCGTACGGACCCAAATTTAGCTTTTTGTTTAGTTTGCCCAACACCTTCATATTGATTTTGCAACTGCCCGCGCATGACGTCTGCCATTCCGGTAATTTGCTGTAGCAATTCAATTGAATCATTTCTAAGGGCGGTTAAACGGTCTATAGCATTGGTAACTGCTTCTATAGGCATCCAGTCTACTGCACCGCGTAAACCTCCATTTTCAGAAAACGCCGCCCAAGAGTCTACCGGTATTAACGTGTTATCAGTCCCCTCAGTGAACATGCGCTGTACGCCATCTGCGTTTTTATCGTAAACGCCGACTGCTTTTACCGCTTCAGTTAAAATAGAAATGCGTGTTTGTAGCAAATCAATTTCATTGTACTGGTCTTCAGCCATTTTAAAATCTGGCGTTGGCATATATAACTTAGTTGTTGGGTTAGCCATTAAAAACGGTGGGCAAGGATAGAACCCTTTTAATTTAAGTGGGTCTTCCTTTTCTTCTAACACTTTTTTACTGTGTTTGTCGTACCAGTACACCGTGCGCTTTTCCATGCACCAAATTTCCCAAATCTCACACTGTTTGCTTTCAGATTTTTGGTCTTCATCAGTAGCGTCTTCGCTAACATTTGAAGTTCTCACGTTATACTCTAAATTCTTAGCAATATCTTCACCAAAGCGTTTACCGGCTTCTTCTTTGCTTAAATAATTTCTAAACCCTATCCACGGAATGTCAGCAAAATTCCTAGACCAACCCCAAAGTATGTCACCCCAATAATAATAATCAATAGGCACTTTTTCATTAACAGCTACCTCGTTACCGTCTGCATCTGTTTCGGTCTGGTAAGTATAGCGAACTTTAGCGGTTCCTAGTCCGGCTAGTAATCTGTCCTGCAATGCTGACCTAAGCACGTTGTCAATCTCTTTACCGTTAACTTGAACATCTTCATTTAACAGACGTTGCATTATCTCTGCCGCTACTCGGCTTTTGTCGTCGTTAGCATCTGCGTATCTGCGGCTAACGTCGATTTTTGGTACTGACCCATATAACATAGACTCTAGCGTTTGCACGTTTGAGTAGAACAAGTTTAAACGCATTCGGTCATTAGACGACCCCTGCGCTTCAGCTTCTTCGGCTTTATAACGGTCTACAATTCTATCAGCGGTTTTGTGCCATTTTTCTAAGCGTTTTTCTGAGGCTTTTATTTCATCGCTCCAATACGCGCCGTCATGTTTATACTCGTTGTCCGGCGCTTCTTCATCTTCGCTCGTTGGTATTACGTAATCTTCGCTCATCAGTCTAAATCCTCATTCGTGAAGCAACACGGGATACGCTTGCTTCGTTTTGTTCAAAAAGTTCACCTAGTGTATGTTTTTTAGACTGTATTACAACAGGTTCTTGTTGGCTTACCGCTGTAGGGTCTTTTGCGTTAGCAACTAAACACATATACCGGAACGCATCTGCAAAGTCACTCGCCCAATCATGCAGTGGTTTATTTAAAAATACTTTGTTCACATCATCGTATTTACGACGGTATACCCTAAGCGCTTCAATTCCATATTCTACTCTAGGGTGCATGTAGATATTGGGGAACGTAGCCCTTACCGCATCTATACCATGCTGAACTTTTAGCATTGGCACAATCTGGCAGGGTAGCCCTGCATTTAAAACTAGCTCTACTGTGGATTTACCTGTTTGCAGCGTTTTTGCTCTAGCATCATGCGGCAGCCACACAGTTTCATATTCGTAAGGTTTGTGCTTGAGCATATCGGTGTAATGCTGTATCGGCTCCCCACTATTATATTCCATATCGAATACACAAATGCCGTCAGGTCTAGGTTGCCAAAACCAAAACACCGTAGAATCTGTTATACCTAAATCCGAAGCCGTGTAAACGGGGAAGTTTGGGTCATAGTCGTACTTTTCGTTAATTCTACCTTCTTTCTCTGCATTGGCTATCTGCGTTGAGTAGTAGGTACCGATTAGCGCGGCGCTAAATGATATCTCAAATTCCTGTTCATACTGTTCTGCTGACATTTGTGCCTTCATCAAATCAAGTTCTGATTGAGGAAGTAAACCGGACGTACTTGCTTTTAATTCTTTGAAATACCAATCTTCGCTATATTTAGCACGTTGGCATATCTGATAAAACGCGTTGTTCTTACCCTTGGGCGTTCCAATCGCTAGTAACCAACCTTGCCTATCGGCAATGGTTGGCAATATGACTTCTCCATACAATTTAGGGCGAAAGTCTCCAAATTCGTCCAAGACAATCCCATCGAAATACAAACCCCTAAGAGTGTCAGGATTGTCAGCACCAAATAGACGAATAAGAGCGCCATTGGGTAATTTAACGGAGAGTTCCGATTCTCGCATTTCAACGGCGAACCCTCTCGCGGCGTCTTTAAGATAGTTCCATGCGATTGACTTAGCTTGCGAATAAAACGGAGCAACATACGCATACCTCGGGTTCTTTTTAGTGGTTCGTAACGCTTTTATAACAATGTCATGTATTGCGGCAACTGTTTTACCGGCTCGTCTATGAACGACCATTGCCGCAAACCGTTCGTTCCTCTGGTGGAAGTCAATAAACTGGTCTCGAGGTTCATAATCTAGCTGTATAGCGCCGTTTTTAGGCTTGTTTGGGTTTTGACCTTCTTCAAACTCGTCGGCATCATCACCTAAATGGTCGAATATACTCATACGTCTAGCTTAGTAGGCACTAGCCTTGCGTCTGCTAATTGAATAATAACTTGGGGTTGTTGCGATATAAGCGTGTTCTGCTTAGACTTTTCTTTGGCGGCGGCGTGGTCAATTTTCATGGAGTTTATTTCACTCACTGCGGCGATGGCGGTGCGAGGGTTAAATTCTTCATTATTGAGCGCAATGCGCCATAGCATCTGTTCACGCTCAATAGCAGAAACACCAGATAATAAATTTCTTAGTTGAATAAGTGCGCGGCGTAATGTTTGCACATCTTCATTTTTTAACACCTTACCAACTGTGGAAGCGGTAAAACGCGTCTTTATTCCAATTTCAACATTAGTGTACGGGCTTAACGAAAGACGGGCAATCATCGCATATCTAGGACGCATAATATTGGACAGGCTGTGTATTTTACGCTGAAGCGCGACAACTGTGCGTTTAAACTCGTCGTTAGCGGGGTTATAAACTGAGTCTTCAAGCTCTGGCAAATCAAAATCATCATCTTGATAAAGTTCCATTTCTTTTTTAAGCATCAGTTCTGTCGGTACACTATGTGTCATTGGTTTCCTTAGTAGGTGCAACCGGATATAAAGAATATAACACCTATCTAGGAAAAGTCCAAAAAATTTTATTAACTAAATGTATAACGCCTATAAAACAAAATCTGAAATTTATGGCTGTGGATGGGGACCGGTACAAGTTCCTCCGTTTCAAAAAAGTTTTTGGGGGGTATGAAAAAAAAAAAATACATTAAATTAAATGCGTTTAAACGGCGCGGCATGGTGGTGTGTGTGTAAACGAGCTGTTTAAACGCCATGCAATATCTATCACTCATATCTATGTAACATACTG